TTCAACCACTGTGTAAGACCTTCTCTGTCCTTACCAGTCATTTGCACCAAGTCTTCGTTTGGTATTGTAGAGTTGGAGAAATCTTCAATCTCTTGACGGCGGAATGTTTTAACAGACTTGGCACGATTTGCTTCTGCTGCGGCACCTTCTGTCTTATATTCACCTCGCAACATCATTGCGTATGGATTGTCTTTATTTTCTGGTGCATACGGGTCTTGTCTGACACGTTCTCTATCAGCTGCAGCCATAATCCATGGCAACATCAACATCAGTGCAGGTCCACCTGGAACAGTAGAAATTGCAACTGCTGCACCTTCAACCAAGGCAATACCAAGACCAAGGCCACGCAGCACCGAAGACATGATATCCAATACCTTCAATGCACTCTTAATTGTCAGTAGTTCTTTGGCAAATTCTTCAATCTTGTCAACGAAACCTTTAATGGACTTCCAGAGTCCACTCATAGCCAAGAAGATTTTATCGAACATACTACCTGATTTGTCGGTTGCAATTGGTGTGGCAGTTGGTGTAGATGAACCACCAATACCACCCAAGGCCTTCATCAAGTCGTTATGACGTTTCTGTTCCTCTAGGTCATATTCTTCTTGTTTGTTCGCCATCAACTCACGGCGTTTCACATCATTCTCATGTGATTTGACCATGAGACTGTAAATCTTTTTCAGTGCATCATTCACACCGTTCAAGTCACCTTGTTGTGGCAAACTCTTGATTCTGTCAGCAGTATTTCTACCACGCAAACCACCAGCAAAGTACTCAATGTCTTCTTGACTTCTACCCAACAAACGACCCAACAAAGCTGGTGCCAGTTTTGAACCACCAGTCAAGAACTTGGCCATGTTTAATGGATCCAACTTCTCTTTGAAACCTGTGACTTTGGCTTGCAAACGTTTAGACACATTGAACTTCTCTTTCAATGCGCCTTTGATAGCTTGACCTGCACCTTGACCTGAAACCGCTCTCTGTCTAATCATCTCAGACAGTTTTGGCATATTTCTAACTGCCTTGGCTTCTTGATATGTCATTTTTTTCATCTGTTACTACTCTTTCTTTCGTAGGCAGACCTGTCATCTTCGGTCTTTTTTGCTGACAGTTGTGTTGACTGTGCGTTATTAATCGTGGTATTGTTGATTGATGGTGCTGCGGACTGTGCCTGCAACTGTTCGTACATACGAGAATTGTCTTTACTCTCATTCTCCAGTCTATGTCCTAACAAAGTAGGTAGAGGTGGTGCAGATACAACTTTTTTGGATCGTGTGTCGTCCAACATTTGGCCAATCAGGTCTGGACTTGTTGATGCCTTATTGACACCATCACCAGAATAGTACGATTCACCTTTTTTGATTTCTTTGTATGCACCTCGCATGTCGATTGGCACACCAACAGATGCCCATTCTTTGGCAACTTCGATGATTGCTTCATCTCTAGTGACACTTGGATCACCATTCAGATACTTACCAATCTTTGGTTTCTTCTGAGACAAGAAATACTCAAACATTTTGTCTTGAGTTTGTTCGTCAAATTTTTGATTCTCACTCAAACCAGTCTTCTCAACAGCATCTTTGAATGTCGATGGAATCATTTGCCATTTACCGACAGCATGTAGTTTACCTGACTTTTGTGCTTCTTTGATTTCACCAACTGTCATGTCGGTAACTTTTTTACCTGTTGGTGTTTCTTTTCTTCCAGGTGTATATGTCTTATCACCTGTCTTATAGTTAAATGCGTTTGGATCGCCACCATAACTTTCACCTGAGGTGATTGCTGCAGCAAGACTACTACCGGATGTTACTGCCATGGCACCACCAACAACGGCAGCCGCAGCAACACCTTTACCCAAAGAACCTAGAATAGACGCATCAGGCGTCTTCTTTGTTGCTGTTGGTTTTGCTGCCTCCATCTTGGCAACTTTTTGTACCTTTGCACGAGTCTTTTTGACCTTAGGTGTCTTCAACTTCTTTAACTTTTTGGACACCTCTTTCGTTTTGTCCTCAGGTTCTTCTTGTTTTGGAATGTTGACACCTGCACCGTTCAAAACAGACAATAGTTCTGTATGACGTTGTTCATTTTTTTGTCGTATAGAATCGACAATGTTCACATCTTTGTAACCAGAAGAAGACTTCTCAGTTTCAACCTTCAACATCAGTTTGTAAATTGCACTTAATGTTTCGGCAGGCGTAGACAGTGGTTCACCTGTCAAATCAGGTGTTGTGGAAAGCTTCAATGCCTCAGCCGTACGTTTAGTCTTGACTGAGGCAATTGGTTTAGCCTTGGTGGTTTCTGTTGTTGGACTTTCCATTAGTGTCTTTGTCGCTCTTTAAGTTTTTGATTTTCTTCCTCAATATACTGTATCAACATAGCAACATAAATGTCACGTTCCCACGGCATCATATTTTCAAGTTCTGTAAGACTATACTTGTGATGTTGCATCATCGAGAAGTTAGTCTTATAATAGTTTGTCAAGTCATCATAACGAATTATCAGCCGAAAAAATTTTCGAGTCCCTCCACATCGAATGAGTGGTCAAATCCACACTTCGAACACTTCATTTTCACACGATGTTTCATTTTCGGCATGTTGTTGAAAAAGTTTTCCAGTTTCTCAAACTGTTCTTGGCTCAATGATTCGATGAACTCAATGATTTCTTCTTTTGGTGTCTCTTTGGCATAATAGAATTGTTCACCGTCATAGATGTATTCGATGCATCCTGCCAACAACTGGAAGGTCAAGTCAGCTGCATTGTCTGACTGCGTAGAATCTTTGATGATACCAAATTCAGGAAACTTCATCTTAATGACGATGTTTTCAGACAACTTGATTTCTGGATCCACAACAACGTCTTGCACAGGTTTAATCTCTGTCAAGTTCACCTTAGACTGCATGGTGTTTCCACACTCTTTATCGTCAACCATGTTGTTGCAACGATACTTGGTGTCGGCAATTTCACCAACAGACTTGGCACGTAGATGCATGAAGTAATATTCAATGTCGATGATTGGTACTGAACCAATGTCGAAACCTTGTGTCAAAGTACAAACACTTAGAATGTCTGTCACAGCATTCTGGATTGTTACAGGATCAGCAGATTCCATTGCCATCAAAAGAGTCTTCTGTTCTTTGACTAGGAATGGTCGATACTTGATTTTCTTCTTGCTCAGTGGAAGTTCAAGTTCATAGGTTGGCACTTCAAGTTTTGGTAAAGCCATAATATCTCCTCAATAATTAAACAATAGACAAAAACGAATTTTGCCATCTAGTATATGCAAATGTTACCACCAATTTGTGGTGTCCATCAGAACTCCAATCCAAATCCAACTGATTTACGGAAATTGGATATGCGTCAATCAGTTCAACAGAATAAGAAATTTCACCACTAACATCATATTGATTGATGACGATAGAGGATGAATACTCATCTTTAAAACCAAAATTGTGTGTGAAACTTGGATTGACTTTTTCCATCCAAGCATCAAAGAATTTTTTCTGTGACATATCATCGTCAACAATGAATGTCAGGTCAATGTCACCGTATGTCGTAACGTAAGGCAACTTCTCAATTGGACCGTATGTCTTTCTTTCGGTGGTAGCCAATGACCTACCTGGAAGTTGTGAAGTTTCGCAACGATATGTCAGTTTACGTGCAGCTGCGTTTGCCCACATACTCAATGGTGGTGTGATGACCACATCGAAACGACTTGGTCTTGCCAAGTCTGCGGTGAAACTGGATTTAAAATCGTTAATGGAACCGGCCATTTAAGACTTCCTTACTTGTTCTAATGAGTCCTGCCAAACCTGTTTCGGTTGAGCACCTCTGAATTGTTGTATTGGTAGATAGGTCGCAACTTCCCATTCACTAGGTTGCACGGCCAAGATTCTAGACTGTAGGTTCTTATACAGATATTTCTTCAAACAAGGTTGGAATTCTTTCATTCTTCTCGATGTTGCCAAAATATCATATGTCATACGCAGACGTTTGACTTCATCATTCTCATCACGAACTGCACCGTACGCAATCATCTTCTGCATCAAGGCAACTCGGTGTTTGATTGGTAGATAATGAAGGTTCAAACCTAGGAAACCATCACTGTATCGTTCCAAGACCAAAACCAATGGGAACTTGTCGTAATATGGCAAGTCCGCCTTTGTTTTAGGGTCATAGAAGAAGAAATACAGTCCACCATTGAAAAATCTACTAACAAAACGGTCTTTTTCTTTGACGATACTATTTGGCACAGAACGTGGATTCTTTAACTCAGCAATACGTGCAGTGAGCCATGTCATTGACTGACGACTCCATGCCAATATCTCTGCGGCAGTCTTTTGTTCTGAAATTTTTGTTAGTTTGGATTGCATGATATATTTAGTCCAGCAATAGGTCTCTTTCTGTCAACACCTCGAACTTGGCACCAGTGTCGGATGCCATGACAACGAACTCCCACTTACGATCCTTGCAGTATTCGATGGCTGCTTTCCATTTGGCTTGGTTGACACCCCATGTGGTAACTTCATTAATGTACTGTTTAGTTACACGTTTCTTCTTTTCTGGTGGTTGCGACTGTTTCTTAGGTTTGACCTCCACCATCAAGGTCTTCAACTGACCATCCTTGGTGCGAACTTTCACCAAGAAGTCTGGAAAGTACCTGTGGAATCGTCCATCCACAGGGGATTTGTAAGGAACTACCATCTCCTCGGATGCCCAAGACAAAACATCGTCATTTTTGTCGAGCCAATCCATCACTCTACATTCCCATGAAGAGCGATAGACTATGTTTTTGTGGTCCCCAATGTATTTCTGAGGGTTTTTCGGTTTAAAGATTCCTTTGTACGCCATAAATACTATGTATAACATTTTTAAAAGAATAAAATGACAGATAGACTGACCCAAGAAGAATTGGAAACACTCCGTGCCATACAGGAACGCCGAGACTTAGCCTTTCGCAACACACCATTGTCGGACGTGCCGGTCGGTGTCATCAATGAGAACAGAACCGTGACTCCTGTGACGGTACAAAGTCCACTAAAGGCACTGGACACCAGTAAATATTCATACACTGCATTACAATACCCATTCGATGCAGGTTCATATGCAAAAGGACACACGGTAGTCTTCAATATCAGTGACATTGAACCTGCATCTGTTGAAAAGGCCGAAAAGTTCCTAGGTGATGCGTTCACAGAAGGTGGCAAAGCGGTGCGTTCAGCATACGAAAGTGCAACATCACCTAATGCCTTGGACGATGCATACAGTAAAGTCAAAGAATTGGCATCACAGGCATACAGTTCATTTCAATCAACGGTTGAGGAAGTCAACAAGAACGGTGTGATGAAAACATTGGACAGCGGTGCCAAGAAGGTCGAAAGTTTCTTCAAACCACAATTCAGTAAGTCGGTTGCAGGTATTCGACTATGTATGCCAGACACTGTGAACTTCCAGTATTCGGTGCAGTATGACAAACTAAGTCTTGCAAATGCATATGGTGCAGTTCCGTTGGCAGGAAGTATCGTAAAGGCAGTCACATCGACACTCGACAACAATCCGGCAGCAAGAATGTTGATGAACGCCAATGGTATGGCATTCAACCCACAGATGCAGGTATTGTTTGATGGTATCGACTTCCGCGAATATGAAATGACTTTCGTTTTCACACCAAATAACGCAAGAGAAGCTGAAGCGGTCAAACAAATCATCAAGACTTTCAGAAAGTACTCTGCGCCAACTATTATGAAACAGACTGGTGGTTTCTTCTTCAATCCACCGTCAGTTGTTGATGTTCAATTTATGTTCAACGGCAGACCAAATCCGTACTTGAATGAAATCAGACGAAGTGTAATCACACAAGTTACCGTGGACTATTCACCTAATCAGACATGGGCAACATTCGGTAACGGTGCACCAGTACAAACATCAATGACACTATCATTCAGAGAAATTTACTTGGTCGATAGAGATTCTATTGACGGGGAAGCATAATGCAGTATTTCAATTCACTACCAAAATTACTATACACCAACAAGAATGGCGTTTCAATTGTATTGACCAATCTATTGGCCAGAAGTGACCTCGTTTCAAACTTGTTGTCGAACCCCAACGTTTATTACAAGTATGATATCAAAGACGATGACACTCCAGAAATCATTGCACACAAATACTATGACGATTCATACAGATATTGGATTGTTTTGTTGTGTAACAAGATGTTGGATCCAATTTGGGATTGGCCATTGAGTTCATTGAACTTCGACAAGTACATTGATGACAAATACCCAGCGGAAGAAAGAAATGCATTACACTCGTACAGTAAGACTGTTACGCAGGTGGACAATGCATCCGGCACAATCACAACCAATACCTATGTGATTAATGAAGATGAATATGATGCACTAGAAAATACAACCGAAACTTACACACTACCAACAGGTACTGTGACGGTCACTGTCGTCAAAGAAGCATTGACGAACTATGAGTATGAGTTTAGATTGAACGAAGCTAAACGTAACATCAACATTCTGAATAAAATCTACGTGAATCAAATCGAAGAACAGTTCCAAGAAATGATGAGTAAATAATGGATATCAAAGATACACCCAACGGTGTTGCATTTACACCACAATCAGCCAGTGTTGATAAACTAGAACTCATTTTGGGTAATGGTAAGACAATCGAGTTGAAAAAGATTATGATTGAGTTGTCGTACTACGAGGACTTGTATGCATTTGCAACTTCTGGTTACGTCAAACTACGTGACGGTTTGGGTCTATTGGAAAATCTACAAATCACCGGCAAAGAATACATTGATATCAACTTTGGTAACGCCAAGAACGGACCAATGAACATCAAGACACGAATGAGAGTGTATAAAGTTGGTGATAGAACACCTGTCGGTAACATGACCAGCGACTTCTACACACTATATTTCTGTTCAGAAGAATTGGTGATGTCCGAACAAATGAAAATCAGTAAGTCTTTCAAAGGCGATAAGATTTCGGATATTGTCAAACACATACTGAGTGAGAAGATGAAGGTACCTTTCAACAGAATCAACACAATAGATTCTACGATTGGTGTGTATGACCTGATTGTACCGATGTTGAAACCATTTGAAGCAATCAGCTGGGTCTCCACATATGCAAGGCCATCAAACACAAACTTGATTGGTGCGGACATGGTGTTCTTCGAGAATCGTTACGGATTCAACTTCCGTTCGATTACCGACATGATGAAACAGACACCGTACAAGACATATAAGTACCAACAGAACAACTTGGATCCAAAAATCAAAGACTTCAACGAAGATTCTTTGTCTGTATTGCAGTATGAGTTTGTTAAAGGTGCCAACAGTTTGGAAGAAACTGCATCTGGTGCATTGGCAAACAAAACAATCGTCATCGACCCATTCAGAAGAACATACCAAGTCAAAGAATTCAGTTACAAGAAGTACGTTGAGGAGACTGGCATTGGTAAAGGCCTTATTCCAGAATCCACCAACCGTCTTGGTGTGAAGTCCAACGAGACTTATGACAGTGTTTTGAAGGTTGTGTTTGGTAATTCCACAGAGAATGAAATACCCGCAATCAAAGAGAACCAAGATTCAGTACAGAAAGACCTATTCGTTGAAGCCACACTTCAATATCGTACAGCACAGTTAGCACTAGCCAATCATACCGTAGTCAAACTGTTGGTTCCTGGTGATCCTGGTCTAACTGTCGGAAGCACAATCAACTTCAATTTCTATAGCATTTTGAATAGTAAGAATCGTGAACTGGACCAAATCTATTCCGGTAGATATTTGGTTACGGCAGTCAGACACATACTACAAGCACAGGGTATCTACCAAAGTGTGGTTGAAATTGCTAAAGAAAGTTCGAAGGTTGCTTTGTCACCATCGAATGTATCAAACTAAGGACAGTAAATGAATCTATTTGACTATCAATGGACAGGTGTTGTCGAAGACACCAAAGATCCACTAAAAACTGGACGTTGTAGAGTACGTATTTTCGGAGTACATTCTGAGAATCTGCTTGAGGTGCCAACAAGTCACTTGCCATGGGCAATCTGCACCAATGCACCTAACGGTATGCACTCCTTCTCCACACCACTAGAAGGTGACTTGGTCATTGGTGTTTTTGGTGACGGCAAAAGCGCACAAATGCCAATCATCACGCATGTTATTCCAGGTTTCATCAAAAAAGGTTTTGACTCATCTAAAGGGTTTTCACCACAGAGTAAAGACCCAATCAAACGAGACTTACCACAAGGACAGATTGGTCCTGGTGTAGGACGTTCAACCACATCACAGTTGGCAAAAGGTATCGTCAAGGGTACAGGTGTTCAATACACAAACTTGAACCTTGACCGTGCATGTGATTTCCGTTTTCAAGCACAATTCGACTTGGGTTTGGGATCACTGGTAAATCCACAAGCAGCATTACAACAGGCAATCAAAAACGGTAAGAATCGTGCTGCTGTTGCGATTCGACTTATCGTTACTAAATTGCAGGAAGAGTTGCGAATTGTAGTTTTGGGTCTATTGACCGCACTAGGTGTGGATCCAAGTGGCCAACTATCATTAGAATACTCTATTGCAAAGAATATTTTCAGAGAAGTGAATGAGTTGACTAAGAAAGTTGCACAATACGTGTCGGACATTTCTTTTGTTGTCAGTTTGGTGGAAGAAGTGCAACAAATTGTTGATTACTTGAATAGTTTGCCAGACCGTTTCAAACAATTGGTGCAAGACTGTATCTTGAGATTCACACAGTCTGTGGAATCGGTAACAAAACAACTCAAATCAATTCCAGGACAAGTTTCGGACAACTTAACTGGTGCCTTGGGACAACTAAGTAGTTCATTGCAGACAAATTTGTCCTCACAGACAACCAGTGCTTCAACAATGTCTTTGTCACCAGCAATCTCAACCATTTTGACAGACCCACAAGCAAACGTGGCTGGTGTTGCGGTGAATTACATCAGCACTTCGTATCCAAGTGCAGAAACTGTGGTAGCACAAAACAGTGAGAATTCTTTTAATCCAGAAACAATGACAGCACCATGACAACAAAACCAGAATCATACAAAGGTTTTATTGAACCTGAATCTACCGCAAACGAAGATACTCAACCAGAATATCGTTATAACCATGTGACACAGACTCCTAGAGGTCACACATTCGAGATGGATGACACTCCAACGAGAGAACGTGTTAGATTGCAGCACCGCACTGGTACTTTCATCGAAATGCATCCTAACGGTGACGAGGTGCATAAGGTCTTCGGTGACGGTTACGAAATTACCATTAAGGACAAGAACGTAATCGTCAAAGGCACATGTAATATCACTATTGAAGGTGATTGCAACATGCATGTGATGGGAGACAAGATTGAAACGATTGACGGTAACGTAGAAACGCACATCAAAGGCAATCACACTCATGTGGTCGAAGGCCTTGCAAGTATTGTTTCGCAAGGCGACATGAAGATTCATGCCGGCGGTTCTGCATTGGGTTCTTTGTCGATATCTGCTGGCGACCACTTGAACTTGAGTGGTGACCTGCAAGTGAAGGGTGAAATTACTGCAAACAAAATCACATCAGTCACACGAGTTGACGCAGGAACAGGTATCAGTGCAGGTCCACTAGGATTTGTAACTCTTACTGGTGGTCTTGCTGTAGGTGTACCAGTGGCAGTTCCGACACAAATTTTGTGTTCGACCAACATTTTTGCAACAGGTACAATCAACTCCGCAGCATCAGTTAATGCACCCGTTGGTAACTTTGGCCTAATGTCAGCACTTATGATGACGGATGATGTAAACACAACAATTTACAACTTCCACAACCATATTGCACCATATGGACCAACATCAACACCATTGTTGAGAATGATTTAAGGAAAATTATGAGTATCTTTGCAAGACTAAACTTCGGTGGTGGCGACTATGTGCAACCATTATCAAACAGTGCGATTAAACACATCAATTCGTTGCCACCATTGATGACAGACTGGCAACAAAAAGACGTTGCAGACAACAGTACAACAGGATATTTCAAGAATCCACTGATTACTGTACTGAATAACATCAAATCTGAAGCCAACACAATCAACGCCATTCCAAATATTGCATCGACCAATGCCATTTCCGTGATGACTGCTGCGGTTGCATTGTCTCCTGCAACGGTACAGTACATTGGTCACACAAATCGACTATCCGGCGTGGATGCACCAAATATCAACACAATCACACTACCACACTACGAAACTGCAATGGGTGTCGGTAAGATTATGATGTATATTACGTTCCAGTCTGACGGAGTGCAAAATAATGCACCGTTAGTTGGTAACTTCTCATCCTTATATACCGGCAACACACTGAATACGTACTATACGACAATCCAAGACTATTCGACACTGATTGAAGATAACATCTATTCGTGGACTGAAACCATTGATATGGGTGAAGGTGGCAGTTCTTCCACAACATATTATCAGTGCAATTTGGCATCCAGTGTGATTTCCACGATGGCCAACACTTTGACGGAAATGACTACATTGATGAATACTCGCAGAACTGCGGATGTGTCATTTTTCCAAACATCACAGACAATCGTTGACCAGTACAACACTGTTAAGTCCTTCAATAACATGGGACAGACACAGACAGACGTAATTAAGAATTTGATTGGTTCGGACAAGTTGTTGGAAAGATTGGATTCCTAAATTTCGAATTTTTGTGTTCCGGCCCAAGAATTTTCTCCGGCGCTTTTCAAATTCCAAAAAAGCGTTTTACTTTTAGCTCATAAATAAAAGATGGCAACCTTACAAAAGATATACTCAGACATAGACTTCGCTTTCACCAAGAAACCGGTGACGGCCGATATCGCATTGAAGTACGACACTCAGGCTGTCATCCGTTCCATCAGGAACCTGTTGTCAACACAACACTATGAGCGACACTTCAATCCAGATTTAGGTTCCAAAGTACAAACCATGTTGTTTGAAAACATGGACATGTTGACCGCAACATCAATTCAACGTGAAATTATA